AAGATTAAATGGAGTTTTGTTAACTCGATAATGTTTTCCTCTTGCTATCTCTTGCGGTCGGTTTTGGACAGCTGTGGATAGTGGTTGTGTGCGGATGGGTTTTGGTGGTGCGGTTTTGGGGTATGGGAGGGGGAGGGGGGTGATTGGGGGTGGTGTTAACTCGTTGTGTCCGAGTGGGACCGAGTGGGACCGAGTCTGAGAGAGTGGGACCGAGTGGGACCGAGTGGGACCGAGTGGGACCGAGTGGGACCGAGTGGGACTGAGTGAGTTGGAGTGTGCCTAGTGGATCGGAGTGTGCCTAGTGGATCGGAGTCTGAGAGAGTGGGACTGAGTGAGTTGGAGTGTGCCTAGTGGATCGGAGTGTGCCTAGTGGATCGGAGTCTGAGAGAGTGGGACCGAGTCTGAGAGAGTGGGCCTTGTGGATTGAAGTCTGGAGGAGTGGGATGGGCGTGGATAGATGTGGATCGAGAGGGTCGGAGGGTATTGGGATGGATGGGGTTGTTAACTCATTGGGGTGGTGTTAACTCAGGATGATGAGTCATAGATGAACAGCAGGCGGATTGCACCCTCGCATCCCCCCTCTGTATGCAACACGAACGTTTGGCCGTTGTTCCTCTTAACAACGGCCATTCGTCGGTTTGTTCCACAGCGCAAACACCGCAAATACAGCAAAGGGAATTACCGGTGACAATTTCCATTTACCGGTTACATTCTAGTTCAATACTTATTGCCCTTAACTCGGCTCCTTTCCCACGCCAAACAGAGTGCTATTGAGTGCTGACTTGTGCTATCTAGTGCTGTATAGTGCTGTATAGTGCTGTCTTGTGCGAACAGAGTGCCATCGAGTGCTATCTAGTGCTGTCTAGTGCTGTATAGTGCTATCTAGTGCTGTCTTGTGCGAACAGAGTGCCATCGAGTGCTATCTAGTGCTATCTAGTGCGAACAGAGTTAACACCCCCCCCCTCGTCATATTCGGTCGGCTGCGGGACAATAATGAATATGCAAGAGGGGGAGATGGATGGTATTGGGATGTGTGGGGTTGTTAACTCGGGATGGGGGGCGTTAACTCGGGATGGGGGGCGTTAACTCAGGATGGAGTTAACAACATCTACTCACCTTCTTCCTCTTGCAGTCCGTTTGGGTCGGCTGCGGTCAGTGGCTGTGTGCGGATGAGGTTTGCTGCTCTCAATCGTCTCTAATGAATGAAATAAAATCCCATTGATCTGCGTCTGCCGTATGTTGCGGGGGATATGCAAGAGGGGGAGATGGATGGTATTGGGATGTGTGGGGTTGTTAACTCAGGATGGGGGGCGTTAACTCAGGATGGAGTTAACAACATCTACTCACCTTCTTCCTCTTGCAGTCCGTTTGGGTCGGCTGCGATCTGCTGCGATCTGCTGCGGTCGGCTGCGATCTGCTGCG